ATCGCAACTGGCAACCGCCCTGCTTTCCCTGATCAGAAATAATTAATATGTGATACATGATTTTCAATGAACTGAATGAAGATAATTTTCTTTTATTTGCTATTAAAAATTATCAAAATCCCCAGGCTGTCACAAGAGAAGACTTTGAACGTGATCTCAATCACTTCAAGTATATAAAACGTTTACTCAAACGATATAAAAATACGGGTCAACTTAAGACTCATCTTCTCTTGAACCATTTCATTATTCTTTATAATATCTTTGGTGAGGCAACAACACCTATGTTGTTCTTCAAGATAGAAGATGACCTATGGTCATCGATGAAAAGTTTTATTATCTTCTTGAATAAGTTGCCTGAGTATCCAAAGACTTATATTCACGATATTCAAGTAGACATCTATTGTCTGTCAGAACTTTATAAGATCTACAATGGAAAAGAGGAGTCTTGAAAAACTAATAAGTTTGATTCGTCTTCGTGAGGAGGCAACTGCTGCTCCTACCAATAATGTTGGTGGTGGCCAGATTGCTGGTACAGTAGAGGCGGGTGATGATCCTCCGGTAAGAAAGAAGAAAAAATATATCTACATGAAGGGTGTAAGAAAAACATGGAAACCGTGAAATGGCAGAGCAAATTAAAGTCGCGGTTTTAGAGGAGAGACTTCAGAACTTTGAGACATTAGTCTCCAGGTTAGATTCTGCGATCGAAAAAATTGCGGAGGTAAATAATAACGTGTCGCGAATGCTGGCCGTTCATGAGGAAAGAATTACGAAGCAAGAAGAAATCGATGCAGTGCTGTTTGATAAGATCGACAAACTCCGTGATAAAATGGACCTCGATCATGACAGCGTTACTAAACGATTATCATTACTGGAACGGAAACTTTGGATTGGTCTCGGAGCATTGGGAGCAATTGTAGCGTTATCCAACCCTCAAGCAATCAAAATGATTAGACCCTTGTTATCTTCTGCTGATAGTGCTATAATGCAACCAGTAGTTGCCTTTGTGCATGGATCACGTTGATTCCAAATTTATTGGACTCATTTCATCAAGACTTGAGAAGTTTAAGAGAGTAAAGAACAACCTTTACAATTTTCGTTGTCCCATTTGTGGAGACTCAAAGAAGAATAAGAGTAAGACACGAGGATATCTCTATGCTGTCAAGGCAAATACTAACTTTAAGTGCCACAACTGTGGTGCTTCGATGTCGCTTAACAACTTTCTGAAACAGGTTGATCCTGTTATCCATAAACAATACACTATGGAGAAGTTTAAGAGTGGACATACAGGTAGGAATTTTGTTGCAGAAGAACCTGAGTTTAAGTTTGAAGCACCGAAGTTCAAAAAGAAACTAAAACTTCCTAAGGCATCTGAAGATCCCAGACCTGCCGGATACCTTACAGCAAGAAAACTCAATCCAGAAGATTTCTATTATGCTGAGCACTTTAAGAAGTTTGCCAACAGTCTCAAACCAACTTTTGATAGTGAAGAACATGATGAAGAACGAATCATCATCCCTCTTTATTACGAAAAGAATCTAATTGGGTTTCAGGGAAGATCCATAGGTTTGAGCAAGGTTAAATACATTACCGTGATGCTTGATGATGACGCACCAAAAATCTACGGACTGGATAACATCAGAACAGATGCTCCAGTCTATGTTACAGAAGGACCATTTGACAGCACGTTCATTCGCAACGCGATTGCTATGTGCGGAGCTGACGCTGATGTTAGTCGTTGGGGGATTAGCAATCCTGTGTGGATCTATGATAACGAACCACGCAATCGAGAAATCACCAACCGTATCGCCAAAACAATTGATGCAGGTCACTCTGTAGTCATCTGGCCTGAGAGCATAGATGATAAAGATATAAATGATATGGTAATGTCTGGACTGGATGTACAGTCTGTGATAGAATCAAATACTTATTCTGGATTAGAAGCAAAACTTAAATTTACCACCTGGAAGAAAATATGAGCAACGGAACAAAGGTAAAAAAGAGAGACGGTAGAATTGAACCTCTTGACCTTGAAAAGATGCATTTGATGGTTGAAGAGGCATGTCAGGGTCTTGCAGGCGTCTCTGCGAGTCAAGTTGAGATGAAGTCTGGCATTCAATTTTATGATGGCATTAGCACTGGCGAGATTCAAGAGATCTTGATTAAGGCTGCTTCTGATCTTATTGATCTTGATCACCCCAATTATCAGTTTGTTGCGGCAAGACTTCTTCTCTTCTCTCTCCGAAAGAGTCTCTATGGGAAGATGAGAGAACTTCCTGATCTTGAGCAGCACATCTATGATTGTGTTGGAAAGCAAGTTTATGATTCTGAGATCTACACTAAATATTCAAAAGAAGAGATTGAGAAAGTCAACTCGTATATTGACCACAATCGTGACTTTTTGTTCACCTATGCCGGTCTTCGTCAGGTTGTAGACAAGTATTTGGTTCAGGATCGTAGTGGTGGTGGAGTTTATGAAACTCCTCAGTTCATGTATATCATGATTGCTCTGACGATCTTTAGAGAATATCCAAAAGAAACACGTCTTTCTTACGTCAAGAGGTACTACGATGCAATCTCAAAACACAGAATCAACATTCCCACACCTATCATGGCAGGAGTGCGAACTCCACTTAGACAATTTGCGAGCTGTGTTCTTGTTGATGTTGATGACACCCTCGATAGCATCTTTAGTTCTGATATGGCTATCGGCAGATATGTTGCACAAAGGGCGGGCATCGGTATCAACGCAGGCAGAATCCGTGGCATCAACGCTAAAATCCGAGGCGGAGAAGTTCAACATACAGGTGTTGTCCCTTTCCTTAAAAAGTTTGAATCAACTGTCCGATGCTGCACGCAAAATGGCATCAGAGGTGGAAGCGCAACTGTCCACTTCCCAATCTGGCACCAAGAGATAGAAGATATTATTGTTCTCAAGAACAACAAAGGTACAGAAGATAACAGGGTCCGTAAACTTGACTATTCGATCCAGATTTCAAAACTTTTCTACGAACGTTTCATTGCAGATGGAGAGATTAGCCTCTTCTCACCGCATGACGTACCAGGTCTCTATGACGCTTTTGGTACTAATAGGTTCGATGACTTATATGTGGGTTTTGAACGAGATGAGTCTGTTGCAAGAAAAACTGTCCGCGCTCAGGAACTCATCCTCAATCTCCTGAAGGAACGTGCAGAGACTGGTCGCATCTATCTGATGAACATCGACCACTGCAATACTCACTCTTCGTTTAAGGACAAGGTTGAAATGTCCAACCTGTGTCAGGAGATCACTCTTCCCACATATCCTCTTCAGCACATTGATGATGAAGGTGCAGAGATTGCTCTGTGTATTCTTTCTGCCATCAATGTTGGTAAGGTCAAGTCTGATGAAGAACTTGAAGAACTTTGTGATCTTTCTGTTCGTGGACTGGAAGAACTAATTGACTATCAGGAGTACCCTGTAAAGGCAGCAGAACGCGCTACAAAGGCACGTAGATCACTTGGCATTGGTTTCATTGGTCTGGCACATTATCTTGCTAAACTGGGTTATAAGTATGACTCTCAGGAAGCATGGGATGCTGTTCATGGACTGTCTGAATCATTCCAGTATTACTTGCTGAAGTCTTCTAATCAAATTGCTAAAGAGAAAGGTTGGTGTGCTGACTTTGGTCGTACTAAGTATTCTGATGGTATCCTACCAATCGATACATACAAGAAGGATGTAGATGAGATCACCACAGAGGAGTTAGCACATGATTGGGAGTCTCTTAGAGCATCTATCCTGGAGTTCGGACTGCGACACAGCACGTTGTCCGCACAGATGCCTTCAGAGAGCAGTTCCGTTGTGTCAAACGCAACCAATGGAATCGAACCACCTCGCGACTACCTGTCCATTAAGAAGAGCAAAAAGGGACCACTCAAGCAGATTGTCCCTCAATATGGATCTCTTAAGAACAATTATACGCTTCTTTGGGATATGGAGTCCAATCGTGGTTACATTAATGTTGTTGCTGTGATGCAAAAGTTCTTTGATCAGGCAATTTCTGGTAACTGGAGTTACAATCCAGAGAACTATCCCGATAATGAAGTCCCAGTGTCCACCATGGCACAAGACTTTTTAACTACATATAAGTACGGATGGAAAACCTCTTACTATCAGAATACACATGACATGAAGAGTGATGAGGTAGAAGAAGAGAAATCCGAACTACATAATATCCTAAACGAATTAGAACAAGCCGAGGAGGGAGAGTGTGAATCCTGTGCAGTTTAAGGTGTCATCAGTGGAACAAGTGAAAAAAGAAGTTGAAGGTATGACTGTCTTCAACACAGAACAAGTTAATACTAAGAAGCAACCGATGTTTTTCGGTAAACCTCTGGGAGTCCAGAGATACGATTCGTACAAATACCCAGTTTTTGACAAACTGACAACTCAACAACTGGGTTACTTCTGGAGACCAGAAGAAGTTTCACTACAAAAAGACCGTGGGGATTATCAAACACTTCGTCCAGAACAAAAGCATATCTATACCTCTAACCTCAAGTATCAGATTATGCTTGACTCCATTCAAGGGCGTGGTCCTGGGATGGCTTTTATACCTTACTGCAGTCTACCTGAGTTAGAAGCATGTATGGAGGTCTGGGGATTCATGGAGATGATCCATAGTCGCTCCTACACCTACATCATCAAGAATGTCTATTCGGATCCCTCTGAGGTCTTTGATAAGATCGTCACCGATGACCGCATTCTGGAACGTGCCAGCAGCGTTACAGCGTCTTATGATGACTTTATTAATAGTGCTCAACTTTGGGGCACTGGAAACATGTGGCAGGAAGATTTCCGCCAGTCTCCATCTTCACAATGGGAAATGAAAGATGTCAAAAGAAAACTCTACAGAGCAGTCGCAAACGTCAACATCCTGGAAGGAATACGTTTTTATGTTTCTTTTGCTTGCAGTTTTGCTTTTGGTGAACTTAAACTCATGGAAGGTTCTGCCAAGATCATCTCCCTTATTGCGAGAGATGAAAACCAACACCTTGCCATCACCCAAAACATTCTGAACAAATGGGCTCAGGGTGATGATCCTGAAATGAAGCAGATCATGAAGGAAGAAGAAGAGTGGACTTACAAAGCATTTGATAATGCTGTCAACGAAGAGAAGCGTTGGGCAGATTACCTGTTCAAAGATGGATCAATGATTGGTCTGAATGATAAACTCTTACAGCAGTATGTCGAGTGGGTTGCTAACCGTCGTCTGAAGGCAATCGGTCTGAAACCTCAGTATGACATTGCTGCATCTGCTAATCCTTTGCCTTGGACGCAGCACTGGATTTCCTCTAAGGGTCTGCAGGTCGCGCCACAAGAGACTGAGGTTGAGTCTTATGTTGTTGGTGGCATCAAGCAAGATGTTAAGAAAGACACATTTAGTGGTTTCCAACTCTGATCTTTGCTTAAATAGGGGAAGATAACTTCCCCTCATGCCACGTAACCAAATAACTCTTGCAGAGTTTAAAACAAAGTTAGAAAGACTGAAGAACGAACTATACTGGGAAGAAGAACAGTATGGTCATGAAGCAAGAGGACTTGCCCATAAATACCTGAACAAGGTATTTGACATTCTTGATGAGTATAGACTATGAAAACCCGTGGTTATATCTGGAGAGACCTTTTACTTCTGATGATGTTCGGGACAACTATGGTTTTGTTTATAACATTACCAATCTCACCAACGGTAGACAGTACATTGGGAGAAAGTATTTTTGGTCTCATCGAAAACCTCCAGGAAAAAAACGACGAGTAAAAAAGGAATCTGATTGGAAAAAGTATTATGGGTCTTGTCCAGAACTTAAAGAAGACATTGAACGATTGGGGCGACAAAATTTTAGTCGAACTATCCTCAGCTTACATAAAACAGCTGGCAAAACAAACTTTGAAGAAACAAGACAACTCTTCATCCATGGAGTCCTCACCGAATCCCTTGACACAGGAGGACCTGCATACTACAATAGCAACATCCTCAGCAGATACTTCAGAAAAGATTACTATGATGGAGACTGAAGAGATTGTTGCTCATGTCAGAGATTGGGCAATGGAACGAGTTGATGAACTTAACAAAAAAGGAGTTAGGGGAATCTACGATCAAATGGCACTCATTGATGAATTTCATGAATGGTTGGACATTGATAATAAAGATGAACTCGAAATTGTAACTCTTGACGAAATCAACGAAGAAGAATATAATAACTTTGTTGATTACATGAATGACGGCATGGAACGCGGTTGATTCTTTATTGACTCAGTAGCTCAGTTGGATAGAGCAACTGCCTTCTAAGCAGTCGGTCGTAGGTTCGAGTCCTACCTGGGTCGCCTTGCGGGTGTGGTGTAGCGGTAACATGCGAGCCTTCCAAGCTCTTGTCACGGGTTCGATCCCCGTCACCCGCTTTCCTGATTTAGGAACATGAAACCAGTTGAAATTCTTCTACTCATTAGTGAAATGGAAGGATCCTGTACACATACTAAGAACCTTGGTTTTACCGAAGATCATAAAATTCTTAGAGAAATGTGTGATAGGTATTACAAACTGTATTTCAAACTAAAGAAGGAACAAAAAGATAATCCTCTATAGCTCAGCTGGTAGAGCAGGTGACTGTTAATCACCCTGTCCCTGGTTCGAGTCCAGGTGGAGGAGTTCGACGGGGGATGAGTCCGCCCGCGACGGTGCTAACCACACTGTGCTGGAGAGTTGGTTACTCTCTAATTACTCCACTACAAACTGTCAGTATACTGGGTGTGGTGCCCACATAGCATACGGATAAGTGTAGTGTCTTGCTTGCTTAGCTCAGCGGTAGAGCATCTCGTTTACACCGAGGCGGTCGGCGGTTCGATCCCGTCAGCAAGCATTCCCTCTAAGAGGTCTATGACAAATGATTACCGTAAGATGCAAAGAATGTGGAAAGGAATTGACTTCCACTAGTAAGGTTCAATTCTGTGGTTGCCCCAACCAAGTAAGAGTTGTGGACAACAAAGTTGGTGCTGTTGACTTGGATAA